ATCGGTGCATGTGTTTCCGCAACAACAGACGGAACCGCTTACGACGGTTTCTACTCTGCCGTATATACACCGGCAAACTCTTAATTACTGAGCTGACACGACAATATATTATTGTCTTGTCTCCTTCCCAGGGCTCCGGATCCGTCCGGGGCCCTTTTGGGGAAGGGATAAATAGGAAAGGGCAAAACAATGGTAACTATTGAGATTAACGGAAAAGAATATAATTTCATGTTCAATGCGAACACTTGCGAGCTGTATTATCAGACATTTAACGAAGATCTGTTTGAGCTGACACTTAAAAGCAAAGATGATTCTATGCTTTTACTGCGCCGTAACAGACTGGTGAAGCTGGCATATATCGGAAACATGCAGACCAGGAAGACCGTGCGCGAGCTTTGCGGGCACATGAACATGACCACATATATGGACTGGGCAGACCAGTTTGACAATGGCGCTTTTATGAGCGGGCCGGCAGCTGAAAAGCTGGTAACAGCCTGGAATGATTCATTCAATACAAAAAGTGAAGAAAAAAACCAAGCCAGCCCACAGTAAGACCGTTTAACACGGCGCTTTTTGTGCTGAGGTGTAAACAGCTGGGCTTTTCTATGGATGAGCTGGACTGTTTTACCGTGGGCAGGATCATCGATTTATTAATTGAACAACACAACGACGCGCAGCAGTGGCCTATAAAGGGCGACGGTGCTATGCTGCGCCAGCATTTTATGTAATTTAGGAGGCAGAAACATGGCGGGCAAAATTGTAGGTATTACGATAGATATAGCCGGTAAGACTTCCGGCCTTGTTTCGTCGCTTAAATCTGCAGACAGTGCACTAAATAAAACTAACAGCGCCCTGAAATCGGTTAACAGTGCTTTGAAATTTGATTCTAGCAATGTTGACCTTTTAAAGAGCAAAAGCCAGCTGCTGGGTGACGCGATCGCGGCCAACAGTGAGAAGCTGGACGTATTACGCGCCACAGCTGAAAAGGCTATGGAGACTCTGGGACAGGATGGCGGAACCACTACCCAGCAAATGGCGGAACTGCAGGCAGAAATTTCCAGAACTGAGCAGACTTTGGCGGGACTGGAAACGGAAGCCGCCAACACTAACAGCGCCCTGGATGGTATCGGATCCGATGCGGCCGGGGAGCTTGACGACCTGGCAGGCAGTGCCGAAGACGCTGCGGGCGCCCTGGGAGACATTGACGGCACCGCCGGAAATGTAGCCGACAGACTGGGAGAAATCGCAAAGAAATGCCAGGAAACCGGGGAAGCTATCAACAAAAATGTATCTGAGCCGCTCCGAAAACTGGGCAAGCTGTCCATTGACGCGTTTAACGAAGTGGACGGCGGCATGGATATTATTATCAAAAAGACCGGCGCCACAGGCGGAAGCCTGGAAGATCTGGAAAACGTGTACGAAAACGTTTTCGGCAGTATGCCGGTATCAGCTGAGCAGGCCGGCAGTGCTATCGGTGAAATCAATACACGTATGGGGCTGACAGGCCAGGCACTGGAAGACACGGCAAAGCAGTTTTTGCAGTTTTCCGAGATCACGGACAGCGACGTGGGCAGCGCCGTGGCGTCCGTGGATAAGATCATGACTAAGTTTGGCCAGGACAGCAGCCAGACCGGTGAAGTGCTGGGCCTTATGGCTAAAGCTTCGCAGCAGTCCGGCATTTCTGTGGAAAGCCTTACCGGATCACTGGAAAGCAACGGCGCACAGCTTAAAGAAATGGGCTTTGACCTTACGGAAAGCGTTAACCTTTTGTCTATGCTGGAAAGCAACGGCGTGGATGCCAGTACGGCCATGACGGCATTTAAAAGGGAAGTAGCAAATGCGACAAAAGAAGGCCAGAGCGCCGAAGACGCACTGAACGGCATGATAGACAGTATTAAAAACGCGTCAAGCGACACGGAAGCGCTGCAGCGTGCCACGGAGCTGTTTGGCAGTAAAGGCGCGCCGGAAATGACGCAGGCAATTAGAGAAGGCCGCCTGAGTATTGACGACCTGAGCGGAAGCCTGGAAAACTACGGCACCGTCGTAAATGATACTTTTGAAGCGACACAGGATCCGCCGGACAAAGCAAAAGTTGCATTTAATAATTTGAAACTGGCAGGCTCAGAGCTGGGCGGCACGATCATGCAGACATTAACGCCCGCCATCTCCGGACTTACCAAAGTGGCACAGGGCTTAAATCAGTGGTTTTCTAATTTAGATCCTACTACAAAGAAAGTTATTGTCACTGTGGGACTGCTGGCGGCTACGCTGGGCCCGCTTTTAATTGTTATAGCTAAAGTCATTACAGCCGTGCAAACTATAATGACGGTACTTCCCGCGCTCAAAGGCGCCATAGCGGCCGTAAATGCCACACTGGCGGCTAATCCTATTGCTTTGGTTGTTGCGGCGATCGCGGCGCTAATTGCCATCTTTGTTACGTTGTGGAATAACTGCGAAGAATTTAGGCAGTTTTGGCAGGATCTTTGGACTGCACTGCAGGAAGGCGCGCAGACTGTAATTGACGGCATAAGCCTGGCATTTACGCAGCTGGGTGAAGGCTTCCAGGTTGTTGGCGACGGTATCATGCTATTATTTGACGGTATCGGCTCCGCGTTTTCAACTGTCGGCGACACAATTTCGACCGTCTGCACTGATATAGGCGGATTTTTTAGCGACATGGCTACAAATGTGCAAGGTATATGGGATGGACTCTGGGGCGGCGTAAAAGGCGTAATTAATACGATGATAGGCGGCATTAACGGCATGATAGCCGGCGTAGAAGGCGGAGTAAATGCCGTTATCGGTGCTTTGAATACACTGCACTGGGAAATACCGGACTGGGTGCCGGGGCTGGGCGGTTATGGCTTTGGATTCGACATTCCTAAGGCAAGCTTTGGCCGCGTGCCGGAGCTGGCACAAGGTGCCGTAATACAGCCTAATAGTCCGTTTTTGGCCGTGCTGGGAGATCAGCGCCAGGGCACAAACGTAGAAGCGCCGCTGGCCACCATCCAGCAGGCTTTAATTGAAGCGTTAAAGAGCCCGGCAGCGTCCGGAGGATCTGCAGGCACCAGCGTGATTAATTTGTATGTTGGTAATGAGAAGTTTGGCACAGCTGTGGCAAATGCAAACAGCAGAAACGCGTATATTTCCGGAGGACGTTAACATGGCACTGGGTTATGATTATCTCGTTTTTAACAGCTTAACACTGCCATGGCCGACGGCTAACAGTGAAGATCCGGAGCACGTGGAAAACACAGGCATGAGCGAAGCTGGCACGGATCTGGTTATCACTACGCGCCTGAATAAGCCGACATTTAATTACACGTTTCGGGTAACAAGCTGGTGGGCTAACAAGCTTAAGACGGACGTTTATACGAAACTTTCCGGCACGCTATACATTAACGGAGACGCCGGGCACGAAGTCCGGCCACGTCTCCAAAATAAAACACTGGTGCCGGGCTCGGAACTTACAGCCGGCACAGATGGACTTTATGACATAAGCATTTCATTTATTGAAAAGTAAGAGGTAAAAGCATGTACGTAGGCAGTGCAGAATTTCAGACGGCAAACAGCCGTTTTATACAAATGCACCGGATCAGTGGCACCATTGACGGCCACGCTTTTGGCCCTGATAATGTCTTGATGAACTCCGTGCGGATCAGTAATCAATGCTCTGATCAGAATGACGCGCAGATAGGTGCCGTGTATATCGGTACGCTTGAAATTACTTTCTTGCCTAATCTGAATATCACGCCGACGACCTGGCAGGGCCGTGAGATCGTTATAAACTTTTCACTTCTTACGGATGAAAGCCCGGAGACGTGGGAAACGTTCACGCTGGGCGTTTTCCATGTGGCAGAATGTAACAGGACAATGCAGGGGTATGAAATAACCGCCTATGATAACATGGCGGCTTTTGACAAGGAAATAACCTGGGATTATCTGCCGGCTGGACAGCTATACAACATACTGACAGATATATGCACGCGCTGCGGGGTAACGCTGGGCATGACACTGGCCCAGTGCGAAGCGCTGCCAAATGGTAATGTAAATCTGGGACTTTTCCCAGGATCCGACTGCCAGACGTACCGCGATATTATTTTCTGGCTGTCCCAGACGGTGGCAGGCTTTGCCACCAACTGCGATGCTACTCATATCACCCAGCCTAACCGG